AAAAGAATATGTTCTTCATCCTGAAGAGAATGGTTTTTATGGTGTAAAATCCAATCTAATAGATAAAGATGGTACAATAGGTATCACTGGTCTTTTTATTCCTGAACAGTGGAGCATGCCTCCGTACATAGATGAGTTTGGTAACTCTATGGTGAAAGAAGCTTTAGAAGCTTTAGAGAAAAGATTTGAAAAAGCTAAGAGTGAACTAAAGCCTGAAGCATATCAGCTGGAACTTTCTCAAAGTCCTCGTAATATAGAAGAGGCTTTTGCTACAAGAAAAATAAGTGTATTTCCCCCACATTTGGTTTCAAAACAAATGCAACGTATTCAAGATAGAGAGTATTCAGTGGAATATCTGGAACTTTCTCGTGATGCTGAAGGAAAGATTGTAGATAAACCCTCTAGAAAGATTCCTATTATGGAATTTCCAATTTCTAAAAAACTAGAAAACAAAGAGGGAGTGATATGTGTATATGAGCGTCCTATGAAAGATCCCCAGTTTGGAACATATTATGCTTCTGTAGATCCAGTGGGAGAGGGTAAGACAACAACCTCAGATTCTCTTTGTGCTATATATATTTATAAAAACCCTGTAGAAATAATTAGAGATGACGGAGATGGTAAGGTGAAGAACAGTATAGAAAGAGATGGTATAGTTGCTTCTTGGTGTGGAAGATTTGATGATATTAATAAAACACATGAACGTTTAGAACTTCTTATAGAATGGTATAATGCATGGACTATAGTGGAAAATAACGTAGCTCTGTTCATACAATACATGATTTCTAAAAAGAAACAGCGTTATTTAGTTCCTAAAGACATGATTTTGTTCTTAAAAGATATAGGTGCCAACAGAAATGTCTTTCAAGAATATGGTTGGAAAAACGTAGGTACACTTTTTAAGGGCACAATTCTATCTTATGGAATTGAATTTTTAAGAGAGGAACTAGATCATGAAACTAAGCCTGATGGAGAAATAGTTAAAACAATATATGGTGTTGAACGTATTCCAGACATCATGTTGTTAAAAGAAATGCAAGCATACAGAGATGGTGTAAACGTGGATAGACTTGTTTCTTTTTGTGCACTTATAGCATTTGCAAAGGTGCAACAATCTAACAGAGGTCTTGCTAAGCGTTTAGAGTATGGGAATAAAAAATTGGATAACTCACAAAAATTTAGTAAATTAAATTGGGGACCTTTCAGACACATGGGTTCTTCTGGAAGAGCTTCTAATGGTATGAAAATAGCTCGTTCACCCTTTAAAAACTTAAAATAATGGAAAACTCACTGTATCAAGATAAAGTTGCTATTCTAAGTAGATTAATAAAAGATAGTTCTCTCACGTTAGAAGAGGCACTTTTGCTTTTAAAAGAAGAAGATCTAGAAGAAGAGAAAGAAGAAGAAGAAGCTGTTGCAGAATCTCCGGTTAAATACTATCCTGGTTGGAACAATCCAATAATTAACACTCCTAATCCATATACTAATATTGGTAGTGGTACAACACCAGTTATTTATACTTATGATAGTACAGGAACTTGCACTACTGTTAGTAATCCAAATCTAGGAACTTCTGTCACCAATACGTTTCTTACAGTTGATCTAAATAATTAATAATCATGCAGTTATATAATGCTCTAGATCTAAAAGCTGGTAAAAAAGCTGAACATAAGAAGATGGGTACACTTACCCAACCAATTCAGTTTTTGCCAGAAAAAGAGAAAGATGATGAATGGAGGTCTCACAATCTTGACTGGCTAGAGTTCCAAGGAATGAAGCAACTTAGACGTAATGCTCGTAGATTAATGAAAAACTACAAGCTTTCTAAAGGGCTAATTGACAAAACAGACTATATTATAGAAGAAGATAATGAGATGGCTGATCTAATAGACACTCTAACTAAAGAGGATGAATCAGCTTTAGAACTCAAATTCTATCCTATTATTCCCAACGTAGTAAATGTTCTATGTAACGAGTTTTCTAAGCGTTCTTCTCGTATTATGTTTAAAGCCGTAGATGATATTTCTTATAACGAGATGTTAGAAGAAAAAAGAGCTATGCTTGAAAACGTCCTTTTACAGGATGCTGAACGTAAGATGATGATGCAAATGCTCAATATGGGAGTGGAGTTAGATAGTGAAGAAATGCAAAAAGCAACAGCTCCTGATAATTTAAAACAACTTCCTGAGATAGAATCATTCTTTCGTAAAGACTATAGATCAATGATTGAGGAGTGGGCTTCTCATCAAATGAGTGTAGACGAAGAAAGGTTTAAAATGCAAGAACTTGAAGAACGTGCATTCCGTGACATGCTTATTACAGATCGTGAGTTTTGGCATTTTAGAATGATGGAAGATGACTATGAGCTAGAACTTTGGAATCCGTTATTAACATTCTATCATAAATCTCCTGATGTACGTTACATTTCCCAGGGTAACTGGGTAGGTAAGATGGATCTCCTATCTTTACCAGACGTTATTGATAAGTATGGTTGGATGATGACTCAAGAACAATTAGAGTCTTTAGAATCAGTTTATCCTGTCCGTTCTTCAGGTTATATGATACCAGGTTATCAAAATGATGGAAGTTATTATGACGCTACAAAATCTCATGACTGGAATACACAAATGCCTTCTCTTGCTTATAGACAACATATGTCTATACATGATAATCAATTTGGTACAGGTGATATTGTAGAATGGATTCTTTCAGATTCTGAAGATGTAGTGGATTTTGGTAAATCTCATATGCTTAGAGTTTCCACTATTTATTGGAAGTCTCAACGTAAACTAGGTCATCTTACTAAAATCACAGAAGAAGGTGAAATTATACAAGAAATAATTAGTGAAAAATACAAGGTTACAGATAAACCATTGTATAACACAGCTTTATATAAACAAAAGTCTAAAGATAACTTAATATTTGGTGAGCATATAGATTGGATTTGGATTAATGAAGTATGGGGAGGCATTAAGATTGGACCCAATAGACCAGCTTTCTGGGGTCAAAATAATCCAGGAGGTATAAATCCTATCTATTTAGGACTTAATGGAGGTAAACCAGGACGTATTCCATTTCAGTTTAAAGGTGATAATACATTATATGGTTGTAAGCTTCCTGTAGAAGGAGCAGTATTTGGAGACAGAAACTCCCGTAGTACATCTATGGTAGATCTTATGAAACCCTACCAAATTAGCTTTAATATTGTAAACAACCAAATAGCTGATATATTAGTAGATGAGCTTGGAACAGTTATTCTATTGGATCAAAATTCTCTACCACGTCATTCTATGGGTGAAGATTGGGGAAAGAACAATTTAGCTAAGGCTTATGTAGCTATGAAGAATTTTCAGATGTTGCCCTTAGACACTTCCATCACTAACACTGAGAATGCATTAAATTTTCAGCATTATCAAGTGTTAAATCTTGAGCAAACAAATCGTTTACTATCTCGTATTCAACTTGCTACATATTTTAAAAATCAAGCATTTGAAGTGATTGGTTTGAATCCTCAACGTATGGGAGCTCAAATAGCTCAACAACAAACAGCTACGGCCGTAGAACAAGCTATGAATGCTAGCTATGCTCAAACAGAACAATACTTTATACAGCATAGTGATAATCTAATGCCTAGAGTTCATCAGATGAGAACTGACCTGGCTCAGTATTATCATTCCACTAAACCTAGTGTAAGACTAACATACATCACGTCTAAGGATGAGAAAATGAACTTTGAGATGAACGGTACAGACCTTCTTCTTAGAGATCTTAATATATTCTGCACTACTAAAACTAACTCCCGTGCTGTAATGGAGCAGCTTAAACAACTAGCTATTAATAATAATACCACCGGAGCTTCTATATACGATCTTGGAAATGTTATTAAATCTGAATCTATAGCTGAACTCACAGGTGTTCTTAAAGCTGCTGAAGAAAAAATGCTTGCTCAAAAACAACAAGAGCAGCAAATTCAGCAGCAAATGCAGCAAGAACTTATGGCTAGTCAGGAAAAACAAAAACAAATGGATCTTCAAGCTCAGGCCGATCGTGATGACAAAATGATACAGAAAGACATCACAGTGGCTGAAATACGGGCTGCAGGATATGGTTCAGCTGTAGATATAAATGAAAATAAGCAGTCTGACTATCAAGATGCTTTAGAAGGGATTAGAAAGCAGGAGAATTATCAAGAGCAAATGAACTTTAAACGTGAGCAAGAAGTAAATAAAACAAGCACTAATCAACAAAAACTACAATTAGATAGAGAAAAGTTGCAGGCTCAAAAAGAAATAGCTGACAAGCAATTACAAATTGCTAGAGAAAACAAGAACAAATATGATGTAAAATCATCTAGTAAAAAGACAGGTAAATAATTATAGCTCTATTATCCTTACTTCAGCTATTTTTTTATAATACATTTTAAATTTTAAGAGTTTAAAATCGTATATTTTTAATGTAGAAGAACTCCCCATAAAAAACCAAATAAGTTATGGATACCCAATCAAATGTACAGACTAATGTGCAACAAGTAGATGTTGATATTGATAGCTGGTTAGGTGCTCCTGGTGCAGAAAGCATTGTGACAGCTACATCAACCGATGCAAAAAAACCAGAAGCAAAACCAAGTATTTTTAGTAAAAAAGATGTAGATCTTAGTTTTATTGATGATGAACCAGCTGATGATTTAGAAGGTGGTGACACTCCTGATAAATCTAAAGACACTGTTCCACGTGGAACATCCACTGAAAACATCTTTGATGAGTTAAATAAAGATGATGAAGATTTTGATGATAAGAAATCAAAACCAGGTCGTCCTAAAACTGAAAAATCAGGACTTGTTGAGTTTCTAAAGAAACGTATAGAGTCTAAAGAGATGTTTGCCTTTGATGATTATGATGAAAGTAAGCAAAGTCTTGATGATTATTTAGTTGGTCTTGGAGAAAAAGACGTAGAAGAACTCTGGCAAGCTAATGTAGAAAACCTTAAGCAAGAAGTTGCTGCTAAAACTCCAAAAGAGTTTTTTGAGTCTTTACCAGATGAACTTCAATATGCTGCTAAATATGTGATGGATGGAGGACAAGATCTTAAAGGATTGTTCCAAGCTCTAGCTCAAGTTGAACAAGTGAGATCTTTAAATCCCACTGACGAGAATGACCAAGAAGGTATTGTTAAATCATATTTACAAGCCACTGGTTTTGGTAATGAGGAAGAAATTGAAGAAGAAATTACCACTTGGAAAGATCTTGGTGTATTAGAAAAGAAAGCTAAACAGTTTAAACCTAAACTGGATCAAATGCAAGAACAGATTGTTCA